CTGTAGGTTAGATGGGATAATTAGCTTCTTAGGTTGCGCAGCAATTTTCAAACCACGCTCATCTGTCCACTGACCAATTTGAATAACAGCCGCTTCCAAAGAAGTTTCGTTAAGGTCAGCCGCAACAGAAGGAGTGTTTGAGTTGCTTCCACCAGATACTAATGGGTGGTCAGTAACACATAGTGCTTTACCATCACCATAAGTAGTGCCAGTGTCAAAAGCGCTGTTCAGCACAGAAGCAGCTTTAACTTGCTTCGTGTACGCCATAGCGCGAGCCAATGCTTTGGTATAACGAGCAGACAAAGAGTCATACAAGTTATCTTCAATCGCTTCTTCAGTGATTGCAAAACCCATAGCAACGGTTTCGTGCGTGTAGCGTGCAGTGAACGCTTCTTGCGCATTGTCATAAGAAATAGCACTACCTTCATCCTTAACAGGAGCAGCACTAAAGCCTGACAATTTAGTTTCTTCTTCAAAAGAACGGTCAGAGGTTTCAGTCTCAAAAATCTCTTTGTGCTCTTCACCATATTTGGAATACTCCAAACCAAATAACGCATTTAGTCCGGGGAGTAATTCCTTTAGCAGTTGTGATCTTGAAATAGCCATTGATTACTCTCCTTACAGACCAGTTGGGTTTCTATACGAATGTCCACCAGTCATAACATCACTAGCTTCATGCGCAGGGTTATAAGTAACAATAAGCTCAACAAAAGCATCGCTACCCGTTTTAGTCTCTTCTACAACGTCAAGAACTTTTAGTGGAAGAGTGTTAGTAGTAGCAGCAGAAGTAGACAACACAGCAACTTTAGATCTACCATTTGCAGTAGTTAAAGTATTGCTAACGATAGATACATTGTTACCAATAACAGTGCGTCCTACACTAGCGATAGTTGTAGTTCCAGATACAACGGCAACTTTAAAAGTTACGTCTGGGTCGTCAACTACTTTAGCTACAATATCATCAGCAGCAATGCTACCCGGATATTGATTGTTGAAAGTTAATTGTCCAGTATTTGGGTCAGTATAAGAACAACCCACGAAAACACCTAGCGTACCTGTAGCGGCAAATGCAGTTGTGCTTCCGTCTCTAGCAATAGTGCCATCATTTACACGAGTAACAAGGTCGCCATTTCCGATTGCTGTACCATAGTTGTTAGCAATCTTCATTTCACGAACGCCACCAGCGTAATTTCTGCCACCAATTAAGCCCACAGGTACTAGACCGTATGGAGCGTCGATTGTTGGATAAGCCATTTTAGACTCCTAATAAAAAATTTAGCCTTTACCGAAAGTGACCTTAGACTTTCTATCATTAAAGATAGGCATTCTAGGATCATTTTCCCTCATTAGGTTGTTATCGACTGCATTCATTTGTGAAGCGGTTTGTTCAGCGTAATGTTCATTACGTTCACTAGCTAACTCAATAGGCGCTTTACACAACATCAAACCACCAATAACTACATTGTCTTTAAATCTATCGTTCTCGATAGTAACAAGTGTAATCTCAGGATGATCTGACGCTTTTACAGCAGTCCAACCCTCTCTTAATTTAGATGAGACGTTAGTGGCATCCACTTGTCCCTGATTCGCAACCCGAATCCAACGATATACATACCCCTCTTCTGGAGTGGGGGACGGTAAAACTTCTGGACGTTTCCATGCAGTTTTACGAGCAGTTTTTTCACGGGTTTCTAATTCACGATCTAGTCTGTTATCAGCCATTATACTTTCCTCATCTCTTCAGCAACCTTTTTGGCGTATAGTTCAAGCGGTACTCCTAATTTTTTAGCGATAGCTACTTGTGTCCGCGTTAATGTCACCTTCTTGGGCGACGTGCTCCGCGATGCGGGAGCGACCACATTAGATTTTCGCTTCTTAGTTTCTTGCTCTTCAGTTTGTCCATCTTCTCCAAAGTAATCAGAAAAGGTGGAGCGCATACGAGAGTTAATAGTCTCGTAGTATTCATCACTTGAGGGATCCACACCTTCTTTAACAATCTTACTGTGTACCCCCATTGCGTATGCAGTCATCTCATCATCTGCCCCAAACCAAGTGTTATCTTTAGCCCACTTGTCTGCCTTTTGATCGACTTGCACCGGTGTTTCTTCACTTTGTACAGGAGTTTCCGCTTCTTGTAAAGAAGTATCTACATCTTCTAACTTAGCTAACTTCATCTTAGCTTCTGTCAGTTTCTCCTGTGCATCTAAAACTTTTTGCGCATCTCCTGCATCATACGCTTTTTTGTAGGCGTATTTTGCTACGTTTACGTCTTTTTCAGCGGTCTTTTTACCCTGCTCTACTAACGCTTTTTTACTCTTCTGGTTAGTTTCTTGCAGTGTTTTATTCTCATCCGCTAGTTGTTTAGCGTAACGCTCAAGTTCTTGGCGTTCACGTTCGGCAGTTTCTTTTGCTCTACGTTCGTCGTGGTAGCCCTTACTAAAATGCTGGATACGTTTGCGGACTTTTTCAGAGTAATTTTCTAACTCTTCATCCGTAACGTCTTCTGGTGGTTCAGAAGCCTTGCGCTTGCGATCTTTCTTAGGAGTGTCATCGACTACTTCTATTTCGACTTCTTCCTTAGCTTCAACCTCTACTTCTGGCTCTTTATAATCATCAGCCTCTTTCTTCCCAGATAGATCAATTTCCACTGCACTAGTGTCCTCGATCTCTAGGCCCTTTTCTTCCTTCTCATCAGGAAACTCAAACTCAACTTTTTGAAAACCCATTTTATTCTCCTTATGACGCTCGTGCTACTGCACGGGGATCTGGGACTACAGCTTCTACTGAATCATCATTCATCAAGCGGAACTCTGTGTCACCAATTTTAAAACGCGTGCCAGTATTAGCACGGAACATTACGTAGTCACCTTCCTTACACCAAGGAGCATCAAAGCGTTCTTTATCAGAATATGCTTCAGTGCCCATATCTATCACTAAACCAATAGTAGACAGAACATGATCTAAGTGTTGCTCTTTGCTAGATTTAATAATACGAGAGTCGCCAAAAGTTTCTTCTACTTTAGGTAAAGCAACAAGTATTCTATATCCAACAGGCTTAGGTAAGCCTTCTTCAAGCTCTTTCTCATTTTCGGGATCTTTCTGAACGATCTTTAACTCACTCATCATCATCCTCCAAATGTATTTGTAAATCTGCAACAAAGTCTTTTGCAGCTTTTAGACCTCGGATTACACCCACAGTTTCTTTATATTGGGCGTAGTCTTTGGCGTTACCTGCGGCAAGATAGTATTCAGTGTTTTTAACATTGTCATCTATCTTGTCTATTAGCACGTCCAAGACGGTAGTAGCCATAAGTTATTCCTTACGTTGTTTATTCATCGCATCGGACTGAGCCTTCATAAGGTCTAAGTCCAGTTTAGTGTTAGCGGTACGTCTATCTGCCGCCAGTTTCGCACCCGCTTTCTGGGCATCAATCTCCAACTCCTGTCTATCAAGCTCCAGTTGTTGTTGGTCGATTTGGGCATCCATCTGATCTTTTTGGGCTTTACGTTGTACTTCAGCCTGTTTGATCTGTGCTTCAAGCTGATCTTTCTGTGCTTTAAGCTGCACTTCTTGCTGCTTGATTTGCACTTCTTGTTGCTTGAGTTGGATGATAGGATCTTTCGCTTGTTGTTGCGCTTGCATAGCTGCTGCCTGTTGCTTGTTCTGCGCAGTAACTTGTTCTCCTGCTGCTGCAGCTAAGCGTGACATTTCCACTTCCATTTCTGGTGGTAGCTCTTCGTTTGGATACGGTAGTGCCGCACCAATCTTCTTCTCTACTTCAGCTCTATATCTAAACGCAACGTGCTCCGCAATGTGTGCTTGTAAGGCTTGTATAATACCTTTAGCTTGCGGGTTTTTAGCTAGTCCTTGTTGAACTTTAGGGTCTTCCAAGAACTGTGTGTGAGCCGCTATATGGGCTTCGTGATCTTGTGATATAAACGCTTTTATGGGGGTACCTGCTAGCGCGTTTATATTCTCGCTGATCGGGTCTGTTAGTTTTACATCGTCTTTCGTAGGGACTAACTTCTCCGCGTTTTTCACACCCAACACCTCAATCATCTGACGGTGTAACTGGGGTAGGTTATATATCTGTGGTGCTTGCTGTGACATTTGTAATACAGTCTGATACTGAACTACACGTTGTGCCATAGTCGTACTATTAGGATCACTTACTC